GCTCTGCTTAATGCCAAGCATAGCTTTATCACTGCTTCAAACAGCAACCTGAGACAGAGTCCCTTTAAATCTTCCGTATAAAAGACGAGAGATTCCTATCCTTATTAATAACGTCAATCAAAGCACGCGTATATGGTGTCGTTGAACATATATAGGAAGGTAAATAATCGAGATCTTTCCTCTTATAATCAATGTCATCAACATAACGGGTGGAATAATCCAAAACGTCGCGATGAACAAAAGAAAGAAGAAGATCAGAATCCAAAGTATGGATTTCATTGAGTGAATCTAAATATTCCTCATAAAGCAATTGCGTTTCAACAGGTATGCCGTATTTCTGAGAAACCAAAATTCTAGTTGACATACCAATAGAAATATCCTTAAATTTAGGATTATTAGTAATTCTATCAAGTAATGATTGTTTTGCAATAGTTCTGTCCATGTCATCCTGTACAATAGAATATAACTTGTCAGTTTTACCATTGAGACTATCCATCATCATAACAAGCTTATCACGCTCATAGGCATTCTGACAATTAAACAGAAAATTCGAGTCTTGAGTGACACGAAGGCCATACTCAGCCAGACTCCTTAAAATCGGACATCCTGGATAAGAATACAATAAAGAAAACGATTTAGCTTTCAGCAATTCTTTCAATTTCTTATCTTTACTACGACAATAACGCCGAGTAGTCCAACCAAAACCAATCATAGTACTTATTGGATCAGTAATATTATTAAGATCATCTTCACTAAACACAATACCACAAAAACTAGCTGTAGACAAATCTTTATGCCATTCGATCTTAATCGTAAAACCAAGCTCAGCATAATCAGCTACAGTAGGAACATTTTCCTTATTCAAAAACCGAAAAATACCATCGTCGCCTTCAACGAATCCACGCGGCGGTTTCAATCCTCTTTCATGACAAATAAACAGCATGACAATAAGGTTAGAAAACCCGTTTCCGAGGGAAGTATTCATTTCGCCAGACATTCTGGTTGCTTCAATCTGCAATACAAAATAATAGAAATTGCAATAATTAACTCCAAGCATAGTTTTAATAAAAGTAGTTTTGAAAAATTCTGCTTGCGGCAGATATTGTATCATGTATTCATACATAACACATTCAATAGATTTCATAATCGAATTCTTAAAGTGACCTTCAAAAGAAGTAAAATCTGTGGCAGCATAAAAGGCATCAGAGGTATATAATTCCATAATGGTACGAGGTCTGTCTGACACTGGAACTTTCTTGATAAAATAACTAGTCAAGTCATTATCAGGATATTGTGTAGAATAAAGTTCATTCTCAATAAGTTTAATAATAGGTGCAACAATGATTTTAAACACATCTTCACGCGAATAAATTCCACGTGAATGTTTATATTCATCGTAAGTCTCATCTTTGATGAAACATTTTACTCCTGTATCTTTATAACCATGCTTCTTCTTAAGGAAGAAAACATTATAATAAGGATCAGAGGAGCAGAGCTCTTCAAATATTTTACGCAGCTGTTCCTTTCGCTTATCTGGATAAGGGGCATTCCTTAACCAGGTTTCGAATGAACAATCCGAATATGGAGATAATGGTGTAAGATTTCTCCGACACCATCGAAGAGTAAACCGTTTAATTTTACGTAATTTGACTTTAATAGGGTAAGGCGGACGGAATCCCAACCTTTTACCCAAGCCCCCGAGTGACGTCTGTGGGTTAGTCGTGTCAACATGTGGTAAAGATAATCCACCAAGTTCACAGCCCAAAGACACCCCAACCACCGGTCGGTAAGTAGGTACATCGCATATTTCTTTCGGCAAGACTTGTACATCATCGCGCAAATCGCCTAAGTGTGCAAGCTTAACCTCATTAATGCGATATCCAAAGGCGAAACGCCTTATGAAACTACGAGGGTTTTGTGAAAAGGCAAAGCCTCAACTTTCTGTTGATTGCTTTTAAAATAAGCCCAAACAAGAAAACTAGTCATATAAATAGGATCAGTCTTAAGGGATCTGTTGATCCAAATAGTACCTATCTTCTTCAACGAAGTCTTGATCTTTTCACAAGCAACAGCATCCGTAGATGTGAAATCAGTATTCATAAATTCCTTCGCCTGATCAAAGGCCTCAAGTGAAACAACAATATTTTCACGGTCAAATTCTTGAAGCCAACCAGGAACAAATTGACCTAAGGAAGTGACAAAAAAAGATAAACCACGAGCAATCAATAAAGTAAAATAACCTGTATTGCGGTAATCAGCTGTATAAGAAACGTGAAGCCTTCTGCTGTAAGTAAATTTGGCATAAACTGCATCTTTATGTCTCATCTCAGAACGAATCTGACTGTCAGTCCTTAAATCGGTTTCATCTGCTGCCAAAGCACCTTTAAATGTATAAGTGTTCTTCCAACGGACCATTAAGAAAAACAACTTCAAAACTTCATAAACAAAACAATAAATTTCATAACCAGCAAGAAGACCAAAAGTCGATAAAGAAACAAAGAAAAGAATGATCATTGAGGAAAAGAAACTCCAACCAATGACAAAAGGACCCAAAAAGATCGCCAGATATCCAAAGATAAAGCCAACGCTGATTGGTGCAGCAATCAGAAAGAAAGAAGTCCAGGCAAAGAACAAGCAACACAACATTGCAAAACTACGCATTGAAATCAACCTGCCGCCCGCTTTAACAGAAGCCCAAATATCAGGATAAGAAATAGGTGAAGTAAATGTATAACTAAAGGGATCTTCATCATACGGATCAACAACAGAACTTGGCGGTGGAACCATTTCAAACTCAAAACGCGTTGAATCAATCTCCATCAAATCATCAGTTGAACGCGATTCACTATCTATACCAGACAGTTCGAAATCCAACAACGGGTCAGAACCACTTTCAAAAGGTTCTTCTTCCGATTCTTCTATTACATCTATCAAAGGTTCTTCATCCAATACCCGATCAAAACCTGAATCTTCATCCACTGAAACATTTTCGTGATCTTCATTCAAATCATCAATTGGATCTTCTTCCATTCCCGGCATTTCTTCTCCATCAATTTCAGCTTTAATTGCTTTCGAAAAGAAAGATAACAGTTTGTTCTTCATTAATGGGATCGAAGAAATATCTGGCATCGAAGGTAAATTCGTAGTGATACTGGATGGTTTGAAATCGATATTAACATTAGAACCAAAGCGCCAAAGCTTTGCATAATTTGATTTCAGATCTTCATCTTTCTCCTTAGCCTCATCTTTTTCATCGCGATGATCTTGTTTCAACTTCTCATTTTCATCAAGAAGCGCATCAATGTATGCATTATTCTTATCTTCAGCTTCCTGAAAAGATTTATTAAGATCATTTTTCTTAGTGCCTCGAGTTCCTTCTCCTTTTCGCTTCTTCTCAGTGCTACGTTCCCAGCAAACCTTGGCGGAATGGTTAAATTTGCCACAGACACTGCAAGGATTCTTTTTGAAACATGAGCTTTCTTCATGACCATATTTCTTACAAAATAAGCAGAATTTCTTTTTCTTCTTACCAGAGTCGTTCAAGGAATCTCCCGAGTTTTTAGATATGGTTTGAGAACACGACGTCGTTTGAATCGAACGGTCGTCTGACCATGATCCTCCACTAGGATCGTGGCTTTCGCACGAACTCTCAGAGCGTGTAATAACTTCAGTTTCGCTCTCGTAATTAGGCCTCCCATCACATTCACAATAAATATCTGGATTGTTACATACTGAACAAAACACACCATCTTCATGAGATGAATTATTATTATTTTCCATTGTTATTAAGTTGTAGCTGATATTGGGTGTAGAGCGTTAGGCCGATCACTGCCAGGAAAAGAATCCCTATCCCATGGGAAATATTCTTTGCAATTATCAGTTGCATCGTAATAATTTACGTGTAGGATTAAAAGACACTACTACAAGGTCGTTAGAACACAAATTCCATCGAAACACGACTTTCAACCACTCGGTTGGAACGCCCTTCATTTCAGATAAGAGCCTTATATCATCCATTGATTCCCCTAAGCCACAATACCTTTAAATTGCAGGTAGGTTAGTCAACGGGCAGACAGCCATAAAGGCAAGCTCGAGAGCAGTACTTTACAGTATCATAATCATGTATACGGGGATAATGTTGTTCCCACAGTTTAAGGACCTGCAGTCCGACGGTGACTTGCCCGAAGACGGCGTTTTGTCACCACGTCATGATGACTCAAAAGAGTTGATGTCATCAAATTCTGCCATTGCAGGGTTAATTTAATTGTGTAGCTGCGCACTTTCCAAACATGAGATCATGTGGTTAGTCAGAATATGGCATTCAAAGCCAACTATGAATTGAGTGACAGAGCCTGGTAAAGCTTACCCGTACGCCCTCAAAATATTCGTGACAATGCTAGAACCTCAACCATCGGTCCATCCGCAGCAGACAAAAATTAACTAGAGCAAAGCCCTTCAAAATTAAATTTATAGTCTCTTCACATATATGCGTGTGTTCGCAGCTTTTGGTAAAGCCTAAAACAGGTGTAGTCTTATATTCGCCCACCACATAGCGATTTCAATCATCTAAAAAGCATGATGAAACGAGGAAACCAATAAAAAGGCAACTGTTCCTCCTGTAACAACTGTCAAACCCCCCAAAGTGAACACTACAGTGCTAGAGTCCGTATGAGCCTGATAGGTCATTTGAGCTTTGGTGGTCCCATTAGTAACCGATTGCACAGCAAGCAATCCAGCCAACCCAGAAACAATAGTCATGGTGGGGATTGTCGTCAATGTTGTTGAAGCAGCAATCAAATAATCAAAAATATAATATTCGCCGACATTAATGTTAGTTATAGTGACAGTATTGCCGACAACAGCAATATTTACTAACCCGTTTTGAGCGGCTGCAGCAGTCCCAAGGAGATTATTGACATCTATCCCGGCTGTTGCTTCGTACATTCCCGATGAAATGTTAGTAGTAACAGATCCAACCTGCAATTGTGGTATCTGTAAAGTAAGGTCATATTCGACCCATAATTCACCAACAACAGAAGTATTAGCTTGTCCTGTGGTGGCGATTTGAAGATTCGCAACATCATAAAGTTTTATGTCTTCATTGTCACTCAATGATCCAATTCGAATAAAGCGGCTATTTCCAACTAAAGTTGTACTTCTTGGACTCAAGACACACATAATGTCTTTCCAAGGCGCATCAGAGATCGCGTTCTGATAACTGGACATTGTTTGATAATCAGGTGGCGGGGCATCACTTGCGTCATAGTCCGGCGCCATGACGACGCTACCAGTAAATGAGGTAGCAGAACGTGAGACAAATCGGAATCCAATTCGATTAAACCGATATTTTTCCCAATTAGCGGCAATATTGGCCAACCAGGGGAATGTTGAACTAATTCCCGGTTGCACTGCAAATGTAGATACTACAAAATTCACGGATCCTGAGATCACGGCTACCAGCTCACGGTGGCGTATTCTACATTCCACTAATCCTGAGGATCGAGACCTTCTGGTTTGAGAAATGAAGGGATCCATATATCTCACCGTGCTAGATCGGGCAACGGGAGCATTAGAAGTTCTAATTAATCTTCTAGAATTATTGACTCTAGGTCTTTGACGTTTTGTAACCTTACGTCCTCGGTTATTCATATTTCGTTTAGAAGTTGGTTTATTGAAACTTAAATTGACAACTATAGTTTAAGTCTTGTTCTGCGAGATGGGTAGTTATCCTCCATTTTCAACTCGCGGGCCTGAAAGACCCAAATAATCACAGTGGCAGTACTATACTTCGTGCGGTGAAATCATACGATGCGGTTATTCATAGTAAGCATCGATTCCCTTTGAAAGGTAAAGAAAGCCAG